GTACGCGGTATTCGATATCGGGGTCTGTGAGGCCATCAATGGTGGCACTCTGGTGGTGGATGACTGGGTTTGCGCCGGCAACGAGGACACCAACGTAAGTTCCGGCTTGAAGTTCGGAACGATTCATGCGGACAACACTCCATCTTCTTGTACTGTCACCAATCGCCGAGTTTTCTGGGCAAGGAACACTGGAGTGTTCGGTGGTGGTGGCACCGAATTGTTGGTCAACCAGTACGGACTCTACATCGATTCGTTGACAACTGGCAGCACGATCAACTGCGGTATTTGGATCGAAGGAGCAACTGGCGCAACCAACGACTATGGCATCGTTCTTGATTCTGACTTGGACGATGGTGGGGCCATCTGGTTCGGCGACGGGCAGGATGCGCGGATGTACTACGATGGGACGAATCTCATCGTGGATCCTGATGTGGTCGGTACTGGGCGTGTGCTCATCGGTGTGACTGGCGACGATGATATGCTGCTCAATGACATCGAGATTGACGGAGATCTCAACCACGACGGTACGCTGGTGGGCTTCTACGGAGTTGCTCCGGCGGCACGTCCTGCCGCGTACACTCAAACCTATTCAACAGCGACGCGTACGCACGCGAATCCTACTGCGGCCGCTCTCACTGACAGTTCCGGTGGCACAGCCTCGCAGACCATTGGTGCCGTGTCAGGTAGTGGTGCGGATGCTGCCATCAACGACAATTTCGCAAGTGTGACGGATGAGATCAACAAGCTCATCACCGATCTGGCCAATGTGAAGCAGATCGCGAACCAACTCATCGATGACGGACAGGCCAACGGTCTGTTCCAGTAGAGAGGAACCTCTAATGGCCCTTCGCTTCTACGAAAGACGAGACTGGCTGGACCCCAAGATCTTGAAGCTGTGGGCGGATCCTGAGGACTACGATCAGGCAGCCATGCAAGAGTACCTTAGTCGTCTTGAAACTTTGGCAGCGTTGGATGATGAAACACTGCTGATTCTGGCGAATGATCAAGCTGGCATAGGGAATGTGCGCGACGTACTCCAGGCTGAAATCGACCGGTACAAGGACATTCTCGACTTCTTCGATTATGAGAAGACTCCGCAGACTTTCCAAACAGCTGACGGTACTTGGTTCACCCCGGAAGCAGTCGAAGCGGTGTGTGGGGAAGATGTTGATCAGGGTGCGGATTTGATCCTTGACGCAGACCACAACACGTACTGGCAACACAGTGTGGACGAAGAGCATCAGATCGATTTCCGTGTGCGCAGCTACTTGAAGAAGATGACCAAGGTTCGATTCCGTCGGTTCTCCAATGAACGAACTGAGCTGAACAACCTGACGATCTCAGCTGCATGGACTTTGGGCGCACTGGACAACCCATCCAACGTCGTGGCAACTGGCGCTACTCTCTCCACCGTCGCAGATTGGAACGAGGTTGAATTCACTTCACCCAAGAGAGCAAAGTATCTTCGATTGTCTGGCTTCGGATCGGCACATGCAAGCAACCATGCACGAATTCGCACCGTTGAGGTGTGGGTGACAGTACACGAATACAAGTAAGGAGAGGCACAATGTCACAACCCCAGCACGTTGCAGTTCCGGTTCAGACCTGGTCAACCACGATTGAGTTGTTGACCACCGAGCTCCCCATGAAGAAAGTGGAGGCGTTGGTCAACTCACTTCGCCAGTGTCAGCCGGTCAACATCGGACCGCAGCCGGTTCCCGATGCAGGAGACGGCAAGGAGGACTAGATGCCTCGCATCAGTGCGCTCTTCACGAACAACGGTGTTCCGGTCACCACACCTGCCAACACGCCGACGATCCGTATCCGTCGGCAAGACACGCAGGCGTTGGTTGTGACCGATGCGGCCATGACTGAACAGGGTGATGGGCTCTTCACCTACGACTTCTCCGAGGATCCCACGTTGGAGTACGTGTTCCGTTGCGATGGGGATCCCACCGCTGCGGGACAGACGACCGTCTACGAACGGTATGTGTCCGGCTCCTTCTCCGGCATCACCGAGACGCGCATTGAGACGGACATCCCAGCAATCCTCGTCGACACGGACACCACCATCCCTGGGCTCATCGCCGCTCTCAACGATCTCTCAGTGTCAGACATCTTGACAGCGGTGTTGGGCTCTGGGGAATCGGTGGACGTTGCGTTGTCACGCCTCGATAACATCGACACTTCTGTCACGACGACGATTCCGAATGCCATCGCGGCGCTCAACGACATCTCTGTGGCGGACATTTTGGCTGCTCTCTTGACAAGTGGGGAAACGTTGGATGTTGCGCTGTCACGACTCGACAACATCGATGCGGATGTTGCGACCAACATTCCCGCTCTGATCGCAGCGCTGAACGACCTGAGCATCGCGGACGTGCAAACGGCGCTGACAAACCAGGGGTACACGGCTGGAAGAGCGCCGAATCTCGACAATCTGAACGCAGCCATCACCACGCGTGCCACGGTGGCAGACATCTTGGCGGCGATCCTTGGCTCAGGTGAAACTCTCGATGTCGCGTTGTCTCGTCTTGACAACATTGATGCGGATGTGGCAACGAACATTCCGGCGCTCATTGCTGCCTTGAATGATTTGAGCACCGCAGATGTCCAGACAGCGTTGACGAATCAAGGGTACACAGCGGCAAGGGCACCGAATCTCGATAATCTGGATGCAGCGGTCTCAACGCGTGCGACACCAGCCGATATCGCAACTGCGTTGGCCACGCTCAATGACATTTCGACTGCGGACATTTTGGCAGCAGTGCTTGCCTCAGGTGAATCGGTAGACACGGCGCTGTCGAGACTCGACAACATGGATGTGGCTGTCGAGAAGATTCGCAAAGTGACCACGAACAAGGTGGTCGTGAACGGTACGGACACGCTTGTCACTGTGTACGAAGATGACGATGTGACACCTGCCTTCACCTTCACCATCAGTGGCGATCGGCGGACGAGGACTCCGTAATGGCGAATCCCATCAGTGTCTTTCCGGTCTTCGTGAAGAACGAGGTGTATCCGAATCCCGCAACGGGTCCTGGTCGTGTGGTTGTTGGAATTGATGTGACGATAGAGTTCCTTCAGATCACAGTCGCCATCGCAGGGAGTGACAACATGTCTTGTAGCGTAACCGAAGAGAACATCTGTCGGAAGCGTGGTGACACCTGGCCGTTCCAGATCACCATCACCGATACGGATGGTGTTGCGATCGACATCACAGGTGACACGTTCTTGTTGACTGTCGATCCAAGCCCAACCCCTCCGGATGCAACCAACAATCTTTTCCAATTGGCTGGTGTCATCACCGATGCACCGAATGGTGTTGTAGAGTTCACTCTCACACCGAGCCAAGCGGATCAGACACCGGCGACCTACTACTACGACGTACAGCAGACGGAAGCAGTCAGCGGAGACATCCGGACCATCCTGCAAGGCGAGTGGGAAGTCAGGCAGGACATCACGAAGTAGGAGGCCGACATGGGACAGGTAGGCCAAGTCACGATTCAAGGAACGGACTACGACATCTATGGCACGCATGCCGATGCCAAGGTGTACTTCAACGCATACAGTGGGACCTCTTCCTTTCTCGCTGCTGCGAACCAGGAGCAGCTCAAGCTTCTCGTCACAGCAACACGGATGATGGATCGTCAGCCTTGGCAGGGTCTCCCGACCGATCAGACAACGCCCCAACCCTTGGAATGGCCGCGCACGGGTGTCATCGATCGGAACGGTGCAGCTGTGGATGACAGTGAGCCACCCGACAAGATCGAGTGGGGAACCTACGAGCTCGCAGAGGCAATCGCCGCAGATTCTACAGTGCAAACGACCTCCAATTCTGGCACCAATGTCAAGAGAGACAAGCTTCGGCAGAAGGTCGGTGACCTGGAAGAAGAGACCGAAACCGAATACTTCAAGGGGACTGCATCTGGATCTTCAGCCGCTCCTCGGTTCCCGACCATCGTCAACGAGCTCGTTCGAGAATATCTCCAGTCAGGTGCTGGACTGATCGGAATCTACGGTTCTGGCACAGACTTGGATTCCTACTTCGATGGCTACGACTGGGGTCGTACGCGAGGCCTGCGATGACCGTTGCTCTTGATCTTGGGATCCCGGCGACACGGCAATGGATGGAGCTCAACCAGCTTCTTGACGCTGCCGAACCACGCATCCGTCGCCGGTTCCTTCAGCTCCTCGCCCAATCACGTGACATGGTCACGATCGAAGAGATTGCGACACTCGTCGAGGCCGGACAGTATCTTGAGGCCATGTCGGTCATGGAGAACGTGGCGCCTGGGCTTCACAACAGTCTGGTTGAGGTGTATGCCCAGGCAGGGCTGAATGCAGCTCTCTTCATCACGGAGACAGCCAAGACACCGGTCGAGTTCACACTGTTGTCAGACGAAGCAGTGAACACACTACGAACCCATCGGATGCGGTTGGTAAGGGAGATCACCCAGCAAACGCAGGCAGCCATGGTGGAGACAGCTCAGGCAGCCATCGCGGAGGGGGCACACCCGTATGAGACGGCACGCCGGATCAAGAATGGGTTGGGGCTGACACAGCACCAGGCGCAGTCGGTCAACAACTATCGGAGTCTGCTTGAGCGAGGGTCCAAGTCGGCCTTGCAGCGGGAGCTCCGTGACCGTCGTTTCGATCGAACAGTGGAGCGGGCGATCCGCGAACGTCGACCGTTGACGTCGGAACAAGTCAACCGAATGGTTGCTCGTTACGAGCAGCGCATGATTCAACATCGTGCCAAAACCATCGCCCTCACAGAGTCACAGAGCATGTTGCACGAGGGCGAGGAGGAGATGTTCGAACAGGCGGTCAGAGAGAAGAAGATTCAGCGCAAGCAGGTTCTTCGGACGTGGCGAACTGCCGGAGACATGCGAGTCCGTGATTCTCATGCACCTATGAATGGGCAACAGCGGTTCATGGGCGATCTCTTTGTGACAGGAGCTGGTCGTTATGTGCGATGGCCAGGTGACGTCAACGCTCCAGCCAGCGAACGGATCAATTGTCGCTGCGTGCTACAGAGGCGTGTCCTGCGTGGCTGAGTTATACTTTGCCCAAGATTGACCTTCCTGTAGATAGGAATCGAGGTCATGAAACGATGAGCGAAGAGTTCAGGACCGAGGCGCAAGTCTACAAGGTCGACGAAGAGCTCGGGTTGGTGTTCGGGTTCGGGATCGTTTCCATGCAGAATGGAGAACCCTACTTCGACAAGCAGGGAGATCACATTCCGGAAGAGGCGATGCTCGAAGCAGCGGCAGACTTCATGCTCAACAGCCGAATGACAACGGACATGCATCAGAAGGATGACGACGGCAATGCATCAGCCGATGGTGATGTCGTCTTCGCCTTCCCGTTGACTTCGGAGGTTGCCAAAGCCTTCGAGATCGAAACACCTCGCACCGGTCTCATGGTGGCCATCAAGCCCAGTCCCGACGTTCTCGCCAAGTTCAAGGAAGGCAAGTACACCGGATTCTCGATCGGTGGAACCCGAATCGAGGACGAGGAGGTCTCGGAATGACTGCGAAGGTACGACAGCGAACCCTGATGCCCAATCTGGTTCTTCCCGCCGATCAGCTCGGCCAAGCACCGACCATGGCTTCCGGGATCACCAACGAAGCACAGCCGTTGGTCATCCGGCGTGAGCGCATCGTTCTGGATGGAGTGACCGTGGCCATCACAGCAGCGCTCGACTACGTTGCGCAGGAGCTCTTGACGTTGGCCAACACCAACGCCATCATCTTCGGCACTGTGGTCAATCTGGTGGGTGTCGGAGACGGAACAGGCGTGGACACGATCGAGAACGTGGACATCGCCGTCGGAACCGTGGCCACGACCAGCACGGACTTCTCGAATGCCGGTGAAGACAACCTTTGCGAGAAGATCGACCTGACCGCCGCAGGTGTTGGCCAAGGCGACAGTCTCGACAACACCACTCCGGCGCTGGTCTTCGTCGGTGCAGCCGCCGACAACAAGATCTACCTGAACATGGCTTGCGCCATCACCGCCGATGGAAGCGTCACCTTCACTGGAACCATCGACGTCTTCTGGGCCGATCTCGGAGTTGCGTCGTAGGAGGTTCACATGCCGGAAAAAGGCTGCGCAGGTGGCCGCCGACGGATGCGCAAGTTTCGGATCAACGAGCTTGCAGCCGTAGACAGTCCGGCCCAAGAACCGGCTCTGGCGGTGCTCATGAAGCGAGACTTCTCAGCCGAGCAGCGGAAACAACTTGCCGAAGAGGGCAAGGCTCTGCCGGATGGATCGTTTCCGATCGTGACACGTGGCGACCTCAGCAATGCCATTCAGGCATTCGGTCGTGCGGGAAATCAAGGACGAGCTGCGAGACACATCAAGGCTCGTGCCAAGGCGCTGGGAGCAGAGGACATGCTTCCGGACGAAGGACTTCTTTCGAAAGCGGCCGACTCGGCCGACAACCAAGGAGGCACTACCATGCCCGATCCCAAGGACCAGACCAAGGAACTCGAGGCGGTCCAGAAGGAGAAAGAGGAGCTGGCGAAGAAGCTCGCACGTGCCGAGTCGATCAATCAGCTCCCCGCCGACCAGCGCGCTCACTTCGACAAGCTGGACGAGGAAGGTCAGGACGAATTCCTCAGCATGACGAAGGCGAAGCGCAAGTCGACCGTCGAGAAGGCTGCCAAGGAAGCGGACGATCCGGTGGTCTACACCGATGCGGACGGCATCGAGTACCGGAAGTCCGACGATCCGCGTCTGATCGCAGGAGCGAAGCGGAACGATCTTCTGGCGAAGAAGCTGGCAGATTCCGAAGCGTCTCGCGAGAACGACCGCATCGAGAAGCGGGCGAAGGAAGAGCTCCCGAACTATCCGGGCGAGACTTCGATCCACGCCGAGATCGTGAGAGCGGTCGAAGGCATCGAGGACGAAGAGACTCGGAAGGCAGCGTTCGCCGCCATCAAGGCAGGGAACGAGGCGCTCGGGAAGAGCTTCGTGGAGATCGGTGGCCACGACAATCGCGTCGAAGTCGGCGGTCCCGAAGCGCAGCTCGACAAGCTCGCCAAGGACTACGCGAAGGCGAACAAGGTGAGTGAGCCCGAGGCGTATGCCAAGGTTCTCGAGACCGAGGAAGGCCAGAGGTTGTACGCGGAGTACACCGGCGACAACCAGGTCAACTGACCACAGCAAGCCACAACGGAGGATTCTCTCATGGCTTCGTACGACAACGTCAGAACCATCAGCGCCGTCGCGGATGTGGACCTGAGCTCTCTCGCGTACCACTTCGCGAAGTTCGGTGCCAACGGCAAGGCTGGCGATGCGTCGGACATCACCGAAGGTGATGCTGTCGACGGTATCATCGGTGAAGCGGTCGAAGCGGACGACGTGTTCCCGCTCATCGTCCCCGATGGCTGCATCGCGATGGTCATGGTCGGTGCCGCAGTCGCGCAGGGCGCCAACGTCATGACCAATGCCGCTGGCCGCGCGATCACCGCAACGGCAACCAACACCATCATGGGTGTGGCTCTGGATGCCGGTGCCGCCAACGGCGACATCATCCGCATTCAGTTCCACAACAAGGGACTCGCCACCTAGTCGGGTCGTGAGCAGGAAGGAGTGAAAGATGCCTGTCATCCAGCCGAGTCGGTCGGACGTTCATGTCAACAGACCGCTCACCAACATCTCGATCGCGTTCTTGCAGCGAGCCGAGAATTTCGTGGCCGATCGGGTGTTCCCCAACATCCCCGTGGCCAAGCAGTCGGATCGTTACTTCACCTATGATCGCGGAGAGTTCAACCGCGACGAGATGGAGTTGCGAGCTCCCGGGACGGAGTCTGCCGGTGCAACCTACACCATCGACAGCACTCCGACCTACTTCTGCGAGACTCGGGCGCTGCACAAGGACATCGCCGATCCGATCCGCGCGAACTACGATTCTCCGCTCGCGCCCGATCGCGAGGCAACGGAGTTCCTGACGCACAAGGCGCTGATCAACCGCGAGGTCAACTGGGCAGCTGCCTATTTCACGACCGGTGTATGGACCACCGATCTGGAAGGTGTGGCAGCCGGTCCGGGAGCCGGTCAGTTCCTTCAGTGGAACGACGCGAATGCGACACCCATCGAGGATGTCCGCACCGCCAAGCGCACCGTGCTCGAGTCCACCGGCTTCATGCCGAACAAGATGGTTCTCGGGCGTCCGGTCTTCGATGCTCTGGTGGATCATCCGGACATCGTGGCTCGACTCGATCAAGGCCAGACTCCTGGCGGACCGGCATTGGTCACCAGGATGCGGCTCGCGGCGATCTTCGAGCTCGATGAGGTGATGGTGATGGACGCCATTCAGAACACCGCAGCGAAGGGTGCAACGAACGTGCATGCCTTCATCGGTGGGAAGCAGGCTCTCCTCACCTACGCAGCTCCCGCTCCGGGCATCATGGTGCCCAGCGGTGGCTACACCTTCTCGTGGACCGGCCTCCTCGGGGCTTCGGCATACGGGATGCGCATGAAGCGGTTCCGGATCGAAGAGCGGGAGTCCGATCGGGTGGAGATCGAGAACAGCTACGATCAGAAGCTGATCGCAGCGGATCTCGGATACTTCTTCTACACTGCCGTGGCTTAGACGCGTTGGCCCGCGTCCGGGGGACCGGGACTGCTGCCCCTCCCGGTTCCGGTCCCCTGTCACGGTGAGGGGAGCAGAACAGATGGCCAGACAGACGGTGAGACGAGTGCGCCATTGGCGCCAGCGGTTCAACCCGGAAGCCGAGTTCGTTTGGGCTCGGCCAGTCACCTTCGATGGTCGGCACAAGAAAGCTGGCACGAAGGTCGACAAGCGGAAGTTGCATCCGAACAAGCTTCGACGCTTGTGGTTTTCTCGCTTCATCGAAGAGGCCAACTGGAAGGCTCCGGTGGTGCACAACCCGTTCGCCAAGGAGGCGGAGCGTGTTGTCGCAGTGGGGTGATCATCGATGGCGCTTGACTACACAGCTCTGGCGGCAGTAGCCACGCGCCTCATCGGTGAGAACGGTCGTGCCATCACACTTCGCCGAGAGTCGCGAACTCCTGACGATCCCGCAAAGCCTTGGGGACCGTCAGACACCACAGCGGCAGTTGCGGGGAGTGCTGACGGTGTACAGGCGATCGCTGTAACGGGTGTGTTCTTGGACCTGGAACGAACCGATCGCCAACTCACCCAGGCGGAACTCAAGCAGTCGCGCGTCCTCATCGGTCCTGATCCCGACATCCCCGAGGAGATGGGACCGGACTGGGTGGTCGACGATGGAGATCGCCGGTTCGAAGTGGTGAGCTCCAAGCCCATCAATCCAGGCGACACGCTCTGCTACTACGAACTGTTGGTGACTGTCTGATGGCCGGTCTCACGCCCAAAGGATTCCGCGATGCGCTGTTCACAGCGTTCGACTCCTACTGGGCTGATCGGACGCCTGTCGCGTGGCCGAACAAGCCATTCGATCCTGACTCTGTTGGCGAGGACAACGATGCTGCCTATGTGAGTCCGGTGCTACAGGGGCTTCCAGAGGGTCAAAGACCAATTGGCGCATCTGGCTACTTCGAGCGTCGGGGTCTTGTCATCGTCAACATTTACACCCGAACAGGCACTGGCACAGACAAGTCCGCGGAGTTGTCAGACGATGTACTTGAGTTCTTCGAGGATCCGGCTCCCGACGTCGCGGAAGCGGTCTTCAATCGACTTGGTGTTCAAGAATTTCCTCCGGGGGAGGCTTGGCAGCAAGTCAGTGTGACAGCAAGTTACCTATACTTTACCGATAGAGGCGCATAGCCCAGAACGGAGGACAACCCATGCCTGTCCAGCCTCGACCGTCCGATACCTTCACTCGTGGGAACCTGATGTATGGGTTGCCGATCGTGGACTTCACGCCTCTCGAGAGTGGGGTCTATGGCACCACTGTGCCGCTCGGCATCCTGTCGGAGGCCTCGTTTCAGAAGGTGGTCGAAGTTCTTCAGCTCCCCCGAGGTGACTCGGGACCCATCACGATCGACCGAGAGATCGTGTCGCGATTGGAGCATTCGCTTTCGGTCCAGACCTTCAACTTCCGTAGCGACATCGCTCAGTACATCTTCGGCGCGTCCACTCTGACCAGTGTCTCGGCCGATCCGACCAAGTCGGTCACCGGCGACTCCGTCAATCTGCCTCCCACGGATCCGTTCAATCGGTTCGTGGATCTGGCCAACGGAGATCTCGACGAATCCACGGTGGCGGTCACCTGCGACACGATCACCGACGAGGCAGTCGGAACCGGCGACGGTGCCAGTAACGACTACCAGTTGGACTACAAGATCGAGGATGCGGCCGATGTGTCAAGCATCACGGTCGGTGGCACTGCCTACACACCGGTGAACAACGGTTCTGAGACCGGAGTTGGCAACGAGGCGCTGCTCATCGTCGGCGAGACCGACGGTGCACATCCGACCGGCTCCGGTTCCATCGTCTTCGAGGTGGGTGGCGTGGCGACCGCTCCGGCGAGTGGGGCGGCCATCTTGGCGACCTACACGCCTGGCTTCAGCGGCGCAGACTTCACGCTGAACACGGACTTCCAGGTGGATCCGTACCTCGGTCGCATCCGGTTCTTGGATCCGGCAGGCGCGGACAATTCGCCTTTCCGGGCCACCGGTGAGTCGCAGCCGATGTTGGTCGCCTACGACTACGACCAGAAGGCACACGTTTCGTTCCAGCCGGGGACTCAGCCGCAGACCGACGGCAAGGCCACCATCAAGCTGTTGCCCGATCCCGTGGGCATCAACCTGGTGTGGACCGTCAACAGCGCAACCATCCGGCTGACGGACGACGAGCTGGCCTTCAGCTCGGAGAATTTCGCGACGGCCACGCTGATCCTCACGATCCAGGATGCCGGCGAACCGAATCGCTGGGGCACCGTCCAGCTCTCGAGTGAGGCGGAGGCCAACGCATAGGAGGAGCAATGGAGGTACAGCAGTCGGTTGCCCACCCTCCCTCTGCGAGAGTAGAGGTGATGTGTGGTGCGCATAAGGTAGACGTGCGACCGTGGACAATGGCACAGAGGGCGGAGCTTCGCCCTCGCGTTGCCGACATCCTCGAAAAGGTGATGCAGCTTCAAGTGAGGCCACAGAACCTGGACGTCGCACAGTTGTTCGTACATGCAGAGGACGAGATCGCCGAGATCGTACGCGCATCCATCAAGCTGCCTGAGGGGCTGAAGTGGGAGGATCTCCTTTGGGAGGATCTCCCCACACTTGCTCAGGCAGTGTGGGAGACATCGATCATTCGTGCGGATGGAGGGGGACTCGCGGGAAAAGTGATGGGCGTCGTGGCAAAAGCAATGAGCTCGGACACGCTACTGGGCGCCATATCGATGTCGCAGCAGCGCACCGCAACGAGCTCCTCGGACTCGCCTTCCTCGCCA